CTCTGAACTACCTTGCGCCCCTTAATACCTAACACACAGTAAAAGCCGGAGTCGCTGAGAACAAGAGGCAAGAATTCCTTTGCTTCCATAATGGTAAAACTCGATTATTGTTTTTAAAATTAGGGGCGGCAGTTACCTGCTGCATCAAGCTGCGAAAGGCTTACCACCTCACACCGCTGGGAATTGAACCCATTTTCACCCCTAAACAGGTTGTGCTAATCGTCGTCTTCGTCGTCCCACTCGGATAGCACCGAATCCAGTTCTACACTGCCTTTATCAGAGGGCTTTGGGGGGGAGACTTTCTTCTTAGCTTTGACTTCGGGTTCGGGGGTTTCCTCCTCCTCCTCGTCCTCTTCCTCCATAGCATCTAGCTGGGCTTGGAGTTTTTCACGCCTAAGTCGCTTGCGCTTGTCGACCGCAGACTCTTTAGGCACCACCTCAACTTCTTCCTCTTCTTCGGCCTCCTCAGCTTCAAGGGCTTTTATGGCTTTGGCTTCACCATCCTCAGCTACTGGGAACAGCCCACCTGCTGGCGCGGGGTCTGGGTTAGAGCCTTCGCCCTCAACGTATACAGACAGCGTAACTGCCTCAATAGTGTCGGGATGCTGCTGCAGTCCTAGCACCGTGCGTAGTTCACCTTCGGACAACGGACGTACTGGCTTGAAGGATAGCTTAGGTGTGGAGCTACCAGTGTCAAACGCCATCTCGGTAATGATAGAAGCGGCGGGGGTTTTGTGGGCGTGGAGGTACTTAGCGTAGGCCGACATAGGCATTTTGCCATCCCCACCACCGAAAATACTGGTGGCTGGAAGTATCAACTGGAACACTTCCGCGGCTGGAATGTTGTCACCGTCATCCCCTGCTAGGACTATTGCAATACGCTTTTGGTAGCGACACGCTTTGCTCTCTTTTTCACCCGAGCCTTTGATGTTCATTGGGCAGTTCTTGCAATCCCCATGCTGGCGGGTTTCAACGGGAACCTCAGGGGCAGGGAACTTATCATCTGCAGACCAACACGTTGGTGAGCTAGTTTCGCCTTCAACCCACTTGTCTTTGTAGTACATACGGTTGGTTACCGCAGCCTTCACGATGACAATATCTACAGTCTTACTGTCGACTATGCCAACTTCTTCACCGCCCACGATCTTGCGGAAGGTGCTACCTTTGATACTGATTCGATTCCCCGATGCGAAGTCGCTGCCACCTAGGTTAGTGTCTGGCTCAAGCTGTTCTAGTAGTGCGCGGTATTCCGCTGGAAGGTTGTTGCCCTGTGTTAATTCATTCATCGTCTGAGACTCCGTCGTCTGTATTGTTTTCAAGGTCTAGTTCTAGTTCTAGTTGTTCGGGTGCTTCTTCTTGTTGTGGGTTTGCCTTCAAGGCTTCCACAACTTGTGGAATGCAGAACCGGTATGTGCGCCCCACCCTGATGTAGGTGTCAGCGGGGATATGTCCAATATTCACCCAGCGCCGTATGCCATGAACAGATAGGCTAAGATGTGCGGCCAGCTCCTCAATGGGCACGTACCCCTCGTATACTTCTTCAGTCATTACTTTCTCCTTACCGTGATGGTGTATTCCGAATTGATTTCCAGTCCCGGAGGGTGCAGGTCTGGGTTGTCTTCCATGAACTGTTTCATGTTGCCTTGTGCTACACGTTTCTCCAGTAGCTCGGGTACTTTGTTCTCTATAATGAACCGGTGCATAGACTCCCAATCTGAGGTCCAGTACTTGGCTCGTGTGGTGCGGGAGAAGGTGCCATGCTCGGTGCGTGCACTCTCAACATTGGCATCTTTGCAGTGTTGTAGGAGCGTGTGTTTGATGGTGTCCATCTGGGCCTCTATGGACTTATCCTGCTCGTCAAACGCCTTCTTGTTTTCAGCGCGCTTATCTCTCATCTTGACGAATATCTTGACCAGCCTATCTAAATTGATCTCTTCCGGCATTGTTCTGTTCCTGTTATTTAGTGTCGATGAATGGAGTATAGTGTGCAGAAGTGAGCTAATCAAGCATTTCGTTATACAAATCGATTAGTTTTTCATGGTCACCCACTTTGTTGTCTAGCATGGCGTAGACGCGACGTTCGACAGGTGAGCCTTGGAGCTGTATGACTGTACACTTGTTTTCTTGTCCTGCGCGGTGAGGGCGTGCGTTGGCTTGTTCGTAGGTTTCAACAGAAGATACCGGCCCCCACCATACCACTGTATTGGCCGCGGTCAAGGTTACACCGTGGGCTGCCGCTTGGGGTTGTATCACCAACACGTTGGGTGTGTCTGTGGTTTGGAACTGGTCGAAGATACGGGTGCGTTGGGCCGCTGGAACTGCCCCGTTAATGACCGCATTAGTTATCCCATCCGCAGATAGTTTCTCAGCAATTAGGTTGATGGCATGCTTGAAGGGAACGAATATAAGGACCTTGTGGCTGGATTCTGCAATGGTTTCCAGCAACACCTTGTACCGGTTGCTTATGTCGAATTCCAGTGTCTCGCCTGAGTCGGAGTAGACAGCACCACAGGAAATCTGGAGTAGCTTATTCATGTTGACCGCTGCGTTAGCTGCCGTCACTGACTCCCCGTCATCCGCAACTGCACGGAACTTATCTTTGAGGAGCTTGTAGTACTTGTTCTGCTGCGCAGTCATCTCCACGTGTCGGGAGGTGTACACTATCTCGGGCAGGTCTAGGCATTCTTCCTTGGTAAAGCGTATTGCGGGTTGCAGTACAGCATGAACAGTAGCACTGGCTGTGTCCTTAGATATCCACTTGAACCGCGTTATTTTGTGCATTACTTGGTCTTTGAAGGCACCTGCAAAGCGGGGAACACCTTGGGGGTTAATGATCTTAGCCAGCCCATAGGCATCGACTGGAGACTGCGCGGCGGGCGTGCCCGTCATCATCCATACCCAGTCAGTGGGGCGCACGATCTTGTTGAGGGTTTTCCAGCGTGCTGTGGTTGGGTTCTTGTAATGCGTTGCTTCGTCAATGATGTACAGGTCGAAACCGCTGTTGGCTATAGCGTCCTTAACTATCTCCACACCATCATAGTTTATGATTATGAAGTCCGCGTCACTCTCTATTATCTTCTGGCGTTTGGCTCTCGGTCCGTAGGCTATGTCGACCTTGCGGTGCATGGCACAGGAGAACAGGTCAGCGCGCCAAGCGGAGTCCATAATAGACAGGGGGCAGATAACCAGAACGCGATTGACTATCCCCATCTTCAGGAGGAAGTCGGCGGCCCAGATAGCCGAACCTGTTTTGCCTGTGCCCTGCTCATTAAAACAAAACGCCCGTTGGTGCATGGTGAGAAAAGCTGCGGTAGTTTGCTGGTGGTCATAGGGGGTGTACTTCCCCGTCCAGTTATACCTGCCAAGAATGGGGGCGGGCACATCACGTACTCGCAGGTTCTTCAGTACTCGGGCCTCATCGACACCCCAGTTTACCAGTACTTTGTTGTCACCTAGGTTCTTGCTTTTTGGTATGGCTTCAGTGATCTTGTTGGGGTGTCGCACGCGCAACAACAAAGCGCGGTTATCAATTATTTGCATTGGCAATCTACCTGTTCACATATGCGACATTCGTCTTGTCTGCCTGCTTTTATTAGCTGCATAGCGTATTCGCGGGTCGTTAACCCTAGTGACTTACAAATCTTAACTTCTGTGTCAGACAGGTATATCTGTCGCTTGGGCACTTTGTCATCGATTATTTGCATCTTAGTATCGCTTTGTTTAGTTTAACGGCTAGCGCCATAGCTTTATTGTGCTCCGGCGCAAGGGATAGTACTGGTGTGTCTTGTACTATGTTCCATAACTCGGTGTTAAGGCTTTGGTACAGGAAGTCTGCGGCCTGTCTGTCTAGTACGTGATCTTTGAACTTCTTAATGGTGTGAGCGAGTGCCGTTGTTATTTCTGTCAGCCCCCCTTCCCCCGCGTACAGGCTGAGTCTATCTTTTTTGGCGTGAATCTTGTTCCATAGGGGGCGCTCTGCATGTATTGCTTTCTTCTCTTCCTGCTCAGCTTTACCCCGCGCAGGGTAGTGCGTTATGTCTATCCGGTGTATTTCATGGAACCAAGTAGCCCCTTTGTGCTGGGACAGTCTAGTGACTGTGTTGAGGGATATGCCCACGTAGAGCAGGCGACCCTCTTTGTTGTAGTGTCGGTATAGCTGGGTTGGTTCCATTACC